ATACGATATCTTACTTTATAGGTGATTCGAGAACTTTGCAAGTATTTAATTGAACGGGCCCAGGCTACCGGGCACCGCTCAACATGGCCATTATTTACCGTTCAACAGCTTGCGCCCTTGAGATAGTAAACTTTCTTTCGTCTTCTCGTACGAAACATTTTGCTTTTTAGCAATTTTTTTAACTTCATCATCGGTAATTTTAGCAATCATCGATGCGGGTTTCCTAAAGCCGTGACTACCCATTGCACGTAAAATGCAATAAGTATCAATGTCAACGGCACAGGATTTCCATTTGTTTATGTCCATTGGTGCCCTTTCTATTCTTGGTCTTCATCTTTTTGGTAATCCCTATCAATAAAATATCTAACAAAATTTATTTTGTTATGAACATTTCCATTATATATTTTATCAAATACTCTAACAAAATCTTCTGTGTTTGTACCTCGCAACAATAACGCAGACTTTGTTTTCAAAGCATTTTTAAATCGGTCCCATTTAAATCTAGGATGCTCCGATACCACCGCATATGCAGTGATGAAACCTCTAGTCAACTTAATGTTAAAATTATTTTTTAAATACATCAAAGAAGACCCCATATCATTACATCTTTGTAAGTGAGTAATTTTAAATTTACCAGATTTAAAATCATCTCTTGTTTCTCTCCACATAGAATAACCGCCCGCTAAAATAAACAAAGCACATTCTAAAGGTAAAGAATATTGTTTTGTCATTGCTTTAACGATTTGGTAATCTTTTTTTCCATTCTCAATGTGGAAATTTAAGTAAGCAGTCATCGGCCAATTTTTTCTATTAGCATTCATAACAGCAACATCAAATTCATTTTCGAATTTACCTCTTATGTATTTAATAGGTTTATTTAACTGTTTACGTGCCTCTAAAGTATGTTGACCATCAACTACTTCATCGTTTTCATTAATGAAAATTGGGAGTTCTAAATCCTTCTTTTTCATTTCTCTAATCAATCTCTTGACGTGACTTTCGTCAATTGCTCGATTACCTTTTACGGTTTTAAACATACCGTAGTCTCTTGTAACGTGTATTACGTTATCGTCTTTTATTTTTGCTTTAGACATTATTCATTCTCCATATTTTTTGCATCAATTTCACTATGGACTAAATCAGAAGTAGTCCACAAATTAAGTGGGTACACAGCCTGATCATCTAGGACTAGCGGAACTTTTGCAAGTTTATTTATTTGTGATTTAAAATGATCATCAGATGCTTCCATCGGTTGACCATCTATTGTTATAGTTTGAGTTTCAGAAAGTACCTTGTCCATTTCGTTCACCCAATCATTAAAAGCTTCAGATTTTGATTTCATTATTTCTGCTCGCTTTCAATTTTTTGTAAGGCAAAATTTAGTTTTCTTGCCAAATTTTTATCTTCTTCATCTAGATTATCTGATAGCATTCCAACAGAAAATCTATTTAAAATATTTGTAATTTCTTCTTCAGTTAAAATTACATGTATCTTTTTCTTAGCCATTTTGTTTCCCTTTATTTTTGTTTTTATTTATGATACTCTTATTCATTACCCCTGCTTATATATATATTTTTATGGGATATGCAAGTAAATAATAAGGTAGGATAATATAGGATAATGAAGTATATTTTAGTTTTACATCTTTGCAGTATGATAACTGGTAAGTGTATTGATCCACATATTCCAGGATATCAGTTCACAAGTCATTATGATTGTGCAATTGCGGGTTATGCAGTCTCTCAAAAAACCCTTAAATTACTTACTGAGGATGAAAATTACGGTTTAGAACGAATAAATGAGGAAAAATTAGCCATCAGATTTGAGTGTAAACCCCTTAATTCAGCATAGTATTGCAATATCATCACATTTTGATATATAATAACACATGAAGCTATATCGAGTCCAAGCAAACTATAAAAATATATATGTCGATGAGATGCTTGAGGCTGAGAACGATAAGGCCGTCCTTGAGGATTTTGTAAAGAAGGTTGACTCAGGTGACGTAACAGAGAGAGAAGGCCCTGGTTTCCATGATCCCAATGTCCTTTTCTTAACCTTTGAGGAGGTAGACCGAAATGGCACTACAAAAGTTGATATCGGAAAAACTTCAGTTGGAGTCCAAGTGGGCAACACAAGCGTTAGCGCAGGGTAGAGTGACTACTGATATGAAGTGGATGGATATAAAAATTAAAGATCTTAGAAAAAAGATCAATGATCAAAGTGTGGAAGACGCAAAAAAAGGTCTTCTAGACGTTGCTAGTTAAAAAAACTAGCATTTTTTATTTTTTTCAATTATTCTTTAGGCTATCTATGTCTCAAAAAAAAGTTAAAGGTGTTAAAGTTTATTTGTCTGTTAAAGATATTGAAATAATAGAAGATCTAATTTCAAGTAAAGCTCATTTTGTTGGTGGTTTTAAAAAATTAAAAAAAAGTGAAATAGATTTATGGCATTTGTTCGATGATATCTGCCAAGATTTAAAAAAATCAAATTATAAATTTGAAAAAAAAATTGATAAATTTTTACATTAACTAAAACAATTATTCTTTAGCTTCACCCCAAGATTTACCTAAGGCAATATCTACTTTAGATGGAACTTTTAATGTATCAATTGCATTTTCCATAATTTCTTTTACAGCAGTAATTTCAGATTCTTCGTTAATTGAAAAACATAGTTCATCGTGAATTTGTAATAATGGTTTAAAACCTGCCTTGTAACAATTTATCATGGCTTGTTTTGTTTGATCTGCAGCAGATCCTTGGATTAATCTATTCAAAGCTTTGTATGTGAAAGCCCTCCTAATGTTGTTTCCATAAATCGCCTTAGCCTCCTCATACTGCATAGCCTTGTTCATTCCAAAAGAAGCAGGTTCCCACATGTCGAATCTGCATTTACGACCCCCTACTGTTCGAATAAAACCAAATTTTGAAGCACTATTCGTTACTTCAGTTGCTAATCCCTTAACAAAAGGCACTCTTTCTCCATATTTTCTAAGTAATTCTTCAGCTCTTTCTTTGGTAATACCTAATTCTTTTGATAATTTGTTTTTTCCCATTCCATAAAATAATCCAAGGTTAATTGTTTTTGCTTGAGATCTGGTTATGCCCGCCATGTCAGCTACAATCTGGTGAAAGTCTGCTTCTTCATTTTTATAAGCTTCAACAAATTTCTCTGCCCCGGATCTTTGAAATGCATTATTTACAGAAATTGCGTAATGAGCAACAATTCTAGGCTCCTGTTGTGAGTAGTCGAAACTACCCCATTGTTTTCCCTCTTCAGGTAAAAACAAGCTTCTAATTTTATCTCCGTACTCTTTGTTTCTTGCAGGGATCTGTTGCAGGTTAGGATTTGAGTATGATAAACGTCCTGATACAGTTCCGCCTTGGTCAGATCTTAGTTGATTTATTTCAGAATGTATTCTACCTTTGTGGACATAACGTTGAATGGAGTCAATGAATGTTGAATGGAATTTATTTATTTCTCTTGCTTGTCTTATTAGTTGCGCTATCGGGTTATCACAGTTTACTAACCAATTTTGGGTAAAGCTTGGTTCTCCGGTTTTCGGTGTCCGTGGGTAGTCCACACCTATTCGATCAAACACTTGCGCTACTGATCTTCCAGCCCAGATGTCTACATCTAATGTAGTTTGTTTTTTAATATCATGTAAAATTGTTTTTTCTTTACCAACAAATTCTTTTTTAAGACCTCTAGCCTTTTCTTCATCGACTCTGATACCCCTTCGCCTCGTATCTATCAAAATAGGCAATAATTCCATCTCCATTTCCCAAACATCGTGTAGGGACTGCTTAGATAGCTCTGTTTTTAGCACTTGCCATAAACGTAAGGTTAGCCCTGCATCTTGCTCAGCATAGAAGCCTACGTAGCCCGCAGGCAGCCTCCACATGTCAGCTTTTGGATCAATTCCCCATTCTTTGGCTTTTTCATTCAAAAACGTCTCATTTTTAATTTCACCTAAATAATCTTTAGCGCATGCATTTAAACTAAAACTAAATCTGTTTTCATTAATGAGTGCAGCAGCAATCATAGTATCAACTATCTTACCTCTAATCTCAAAACCATTAACAAGCAGCCAACCCACATCGTAACTTGCATTATGAAATATTTTAGTGGCATCAGTTTTTAAAATATCTTGCATCCAGGCCGTGGTGATGGCTAAGTCCATGTTACCACCAGCATCATGTTGAATTGGGAAGTACCACTGTTGCCCAAGTGCAGCCACAGCAAAACCAACTATTGCACCATCAAAGGTTGCCCATCCTGGTCCTTTTGTTTTTATGTTTGGATCTTTAGTCTCCAGGTCAATTGCTATTTCAGTTGCTTGAGATAAGTCTGGATACTCTGCTGGAGCTACCCAATCACTATCATTGTATATAAAGTTTAATTGATGAGTCATTAGTTTTTAAGTTTTGGAGTTTGTCCATCATTATATAAATTTTGTATTGCATCACTCATAGGAATTTTGCATTCGAATATATAACAATCGGCACAATAATAAACTTGTTTATGAATAATCACAGAGGGTATTGTAGTACACACCTCACATTTTATTAATCTACTTTTTTGTTTTTTTGGCATCTTTTAAATGGTCTATTTCTAAATCACAGTAATGTTTTATTTTTTGTAAGTCTTCAATTGTTTTACCTTTTGTTAAATACCTGCAAGCATATTTTATCACGTTTGCTTGAAATGGATTTAAACCATTCTTTCTTATAAATGTCCAAGGTTGAATTAAAAATTGTTTGTAATGATTCCCGCCTACCTGCGTACCATCAGGAAATGCTTCATCAAACATACTTTTATCTGACATAGTTAGCCTCATATTGTTTGTAATATTTTCCTAATGGAAAATTATATTGGTGATAGGTACCCAACAGATGGAGTGTGCTTTTAGATCTAGTGGCACCTGTATACCAAACCCTAAGTTCTTTTACTTTATCTGCTAAATTCTTTTTATCAAAGTGAGATGGAAAATTACATTTGCTCGCCAGGACAACATTATCTGCTTCACCACCTTTTACCTGATGTATTGTATCTATAATTATTTTAGGAGGTTGTGATAAATCTACACCTTCTTTCATAAGTTTTTTAAAATACTTTTTATCTTTATCTTTAAATTTTCTCTTAAAAACCTCAGTCCAAGGACCCTTTTCGTCTCGCATACCACACCTTAAATGTAATTCATCAAAAGTAAATACTTGATTTGGGTGTGCAAAACTCCACTTTTTACTGTCCGTTGACCGGTAGCCGTGATCAATGTTTAACAAAAACTCATACATTGTTGTAGCTTCTTCTCTAGTAATACTGCCACCCTCACAGATCTTCTCCCAATAATTAATCGCTGAGAATTGATTAGGATCAAAAGACTTATTATTTTTTTGATCTTGATAATATAAACCTAAGTTCTTTGCCTCTTGCTGCAGCTCTTTCTTTACATCATTAATTATAGACAAAACAATCCAAATGCCTTCCATATCCCAAGGTACTTTTTTCAAACCACCCCATCTATAAATTGCTCCTTCTTTACCATTTGAATGAAACTCTTTTGGAACTCTGTTATCTCCCATACTATTTAGTAAACAATTAGAAAAGAAATGTATGTTTTTATTTAATCGTACTGATTTTTTTAACACTAAAGTTTTACCTGGAAAGTTTTGAAATAGGTCCACATCAGCACCATTCCATTCGTAGATCGCTTGATCATCGTCACCTGCAATATAAACTCTCTCTACTGCACTTGCTATTTTAACAACCATGTCCCATTGCAACGGTGTTAGATCCTGAGCTTCATCTACCATCAAAACCTTAAAAGGAATAATTAATCCATCGTTAATAAATTTTTCTACCATGTCAGTAAAGTCTAACCTGTCCGCTGTCCGTTGGCCGTTCTCCATCTCCATTGTTTTAAACTCCTCGTAACCTGCGATAATAGATTTGAATTGTTGTAGACGCACCGCTTTTCTAGGTTGCTGTTTATACAAAACTATCGGATCTATTTTCATATTTCTTGCACGGTCGTAAATCTGTAAAGACCAATTGTTATAAACTTTAGCCTCATCATATTCGTTTTTAAAATTTATTTTTACAGTGCCGTATTGAGTATGGAACATTAATAAATCTGCTCTAGGATCTAATACGGGAATTTCAGCAAACTGTTGTCGGGCCAAAGAATGTAATGTTCGAAAGTATACAAAATCATCCTC